CATAGGAACCAGCGGTGCAGATCACCGTGCGGCCCGTGTCGAGCGCAGCCTGGATCTTGGCCGCGTCGGTGCCGGTGAAATCCTCGGGCGAAATCGTGCGCGCATCGTGGTCGTAGAGTTCGGTGAAGTTGCTGTTGATCTTGCTGCGAACGACCGCGCCGCTCTCAAGATTGTTGATGGTCTGCTTCGCCATTCGATACCTCACTCAAAAAAGTTGGGGGCTTTTACCAGACCCAGCCCAAGATGTCACGGAGCGACCTGATACCAAGCCGTTGCGCGCCAGATCACGTTGGTGGTCGCGGGGCAAACGATAGTCGTGGCGGTGTTCTGCGCGGTCGCCATTAGCGGGAAGGCGAAGTCCTCGATGACCTCTTGCGCAGCGACACCCTGCGCCAAGGCTTCCGCCCCGCAGGTGAAGGCAACAGAGCCGGGAAGGTTGGTGGTGGTCACAACAACCGGCGTGGCGGCAGCGGTCAAGGTGGCAGCGGCAAAGCGGCGAATGCGAATGCCTGTGATGTAATGCCGCAGGCCTGCACCGGGCGCAGGCAGGGTCAGGGTCACGGCTGCGCCAGAAGCGCCGGTAGCGGTGACGGCAAGAGGCGACACGCCCGAACCGAACAATTCGTTTATCAGTGCATTGTTCGCCACCAGTGTTGCCGTTGCCGAGCCGCTGGTGAAGGTCGTCACGCGAGCGCGAACGCGGTTGAAGCCAGCGCAGTTGGCGATGTAAGCGGTCTGTGTGCTGGCAGCGGCAGCAATCAGGAACGCGCCGCCCGTGATCGGGCGGATCGGGATCAAAATCCAGTTGGTACCGTCAACCGTGCCTTCAACTGCCGTGACAAGGTTGAACGTCCCGCGCAGATCGAGCGTGACCGTGCTGGCGCCGTCGCAATCGACAATGGCTTCGGCGTTGAGCGCCGCGAGGTTGCCGGTCGCAAACAGGTTTTCGCGCGGATGCAGTGTGCCTGCTTCAAGGTCTTTCGCCAGCTTGGCCATCAGAACGCACTCCAATTGAACCGAATAAGCCCCGCATGGGGAGTGAGAAACGCGGCCTTCACGGTGATCTGGTCGGTCCCTGGTGTCGCCGCCACACCCGCAAGGTCGATCAGTTCCTCGGAATTCTCGTCGCTATCCGAGTGAGGCGCGAGGCAAATCATTACAACACTGGAAGGTGTGACACCAGTGGCCGTCAACGTCTCGGTAGCAGAAATTGCATTATTCGGGACATTCAGCGCCACCGTGCCATGCAAAGGCGCGGGAGCCGCCGCGTCGATCGTCAGCGTCCCCGCGCCATCATTGTAGGTGAGGGTGATGTTGGTGCCGCCGACCAACAGCGAGGCCACGCGGTCGTCCACCGCCTCGGAAAAATCGGTGATTTGGCTGGATGGGTGGGTGTGCGAGGACGGCGGGAACGTCGAGGGTTTGCCGGTGATGTCTGCCCACGCCACCGAACCGCCGCCACCGCCGACTGGCAAGGTCTGCCACAACCGCGTAAAATAGTCGGTCGGGAAGCCCGCAGCATCCACGATCGGCGTGTTGTAGCGCAGGGGTTCGCGGGCCATCAGTTCGTGTCGTCCTGATTGACCTTGCCGACATCGACATCCAGCCCGTCGATGCGAACGGTCGTGCCGCTGTCCACGATCTCGAATAGCCGTCCCGGCGCTTTCATCAGCCCGAGCGAACGCCAGCGCACTTCCTTGGTGTATTCCTCGGGGAAAACCGTCACCGTGCCAGCGTTGCGGTAGCTGGCGCCGTTGTCGTCGCTGATGCGCAGGCTGATGGCAGTCGTCACCATCAGCGGGTCGCCAATCGAGGCCGTGAGCGTGACGGCGTTGCAGCGCGGCGAAGTGCGGCTGCGCAGCGGGATACCACCGATCACGGCACGGGAGAACTCGCGGCGGCTGTCATTCAGGAACGGGCCTTCATCCGCTGCCAAGCTGGTCGTCAACGTCCACAGGGTCGAGAAAGTGTCGTCCCCCATGATGATGTTCGTGGCCGGCGCATTCGGGTCGAGGGAGCCAAGAACCGAAGCCCAATTGAAGCCGCTGTTGACCGGCCAGACATTGCGCCCCTGCCCGTCCCACGAAGCCCATGAGCCAGTGGTGAGGTCATAGACGAGGGTTTCGTTGTTGCCGAGCCGCAGGACATAGAAGTCGTGGCCGTCGAGGCTGAACGCGAACGAGACGATTTGCTGGTAATCTGGCAGCGGAACCGAGCAATCGTCGCGCCACTGGCCAACGTCGATCCACATATCGGCGTCGTCCCATGTGCAGTCCTCGAAGATCCATTCGCTCACGGGATCACCTCGCTGTCCAACCCGTTGTTGGTATAGGTCAGCCCGACCGAATTGCTCAAGCCGGAAGCGCCAAGGCTGTCCGTCACACGGCAGCGCACCGTGGCGTTGGCGGTGGTATATTCGGCCACACCGCTGACCGCCAGATTGGTGATTTGCGCGGCGGGTGCAGCGATGGTGAACGTGCCGTCCGTGGCCGTCTCATAATACCACTGGTAGGTGTAGGGGCCAGTGCCGCCCGTCACGCTCGCGGTGAAATTGCCGAAGTTGAAGGACGGCTGGCGGCGGGCCGAACCCGCGCCGAAAAGCGGCGAGACAGAAACAACGAGCGCTTCGGGGGTGGGCGGCGGTGCGCCTGGATCGAGCGTGTTGGTGAACTGGAAGCCGATGCCATCGCTGGTGACGATCGTGCTGTCCGCGTCCGTCACCGAGCAATAGAGAGTGCCGACCGCTGTGGTCGAGTTGGCCACGCCCGAGACACTGGGGACCGCGAACTCCTGGTTGGACGCGCCAAGGAAGCTGAACGTGCCTTGCGACTGGTTGCCCCAGAAGAAACGGATCGTGTAGGGGCCGGTGCCGCCCGAGATCGTCACGCTAACGGGCGTGAAGGTGCCGCTGGTGTTGGCTTCGGACAGGCTGGTGAGGCCGGTGGAGAGCGTGACGGTGAGCGGTCCCGGCGAGCCTTCCGTGGGCGGCGCAGCGGGGCTGGTGGCGGTCTTGATCGCCTTGCGGGTGCGCTCCTCCACCGAGTTGTCGCTGATGCGCTGCGGGCCGCCCCCGTCGATGCGATAGACCACACCATCGGTGTCCATCAGGACGAGCGTGTCCTTGATCGACACATCGCTGCCAACCCAGATGCCGCGGTCGAACACGCGGGACTGGCTGCGAGCGAAGGGCGCGTTGCTGTCGCCGGTCGGGAACCACATTTCAGTCGTGGTCACGCCGAACAGGGCGAACTGGTCGCCAACGGTTCGGACGGATACAAGCGGGTCAGGGCTGCGCTCGGCGGTGGCGAAGTTGAGCGGGTCGATCGTGACTTCGCCCGGTTCGATCCAGTAGAAGCGCCCGATGTAGCCCGGCTCCGGCGCGGGAACCACAATCACATAGCCAGCGATGAAAGCGACCGAGATGGGTTTCAGGCCCGCGGGCATATCAACGATGGACAGGCCCGCGTCGAGGCCGCCCGTGAGGGTCGCCGCACCCCACGCGATATGCGCGCCGGTTTCGGTCGTTGTGATGGAGTTGCCCGCCGCGCCAGCTGCGAGCGCCTGCACGAACAGGGTATCGGCGGTCGAAGCGGTCGCTTCGGCGGAAGTGTTGGCCGTCAGCGCGGTCGAATAGGTCGTGCCAGCCACGCCGGTATCATTGATCGCCTTGAGCAGATTTTCGAGGTTCTGGCGGTTATCCCCGCTGACATGGGCCACCTTCCACGGATTGCCCGAGGTGCCGGCGGGGGTGCCACCATCAACGCTGCCGTTCACCCACTGGTAGTAGGTGCCGCCGATCTCGACGACATCGTTGTTGGCGATATTGCCGCCCGAGGCCAGCAACTCGCCGCGGGCGAACGCCTCGTTGCGATAGACCTTGAGCAGTTTGCCATCGGCGATGAACAGGTTTTCGGGGGTGCTGCCGAGCGCCGCGGTAGCCGCCATGCTGGCGCGGGTCTTGGTGTCGCCATCGAGGAAGAAGCTGTTGCCGATCAGCGTGGACGCGCCAGTGGTCGAGACGCGATAGAGGACGCGCCCGCTCATGACGAACAGCGCGCCATCGAAGCTGCCCGCTTCGGAGAACAGGCCGCGGTTCGGGCCGTCGCCCACGTTCAGCCAGCGCTTCATGGCAGGGCGGGCGAGCAGCGAGGTGCCTTCGACCCCGTTGGCGGGGTTCTGTTCGAGGAAGCGATTGCGCAGGCGCAGGTAAGGGGCGCGGGAATAGTCGCGCCGCCAGTCAGTCTGGCCGAGAGGAACGCTTACCACAGGCGGCCATCCCGTCCCCAGCCGCTATACGGCTGTTCGCTCGGCGTGAGCGCGAGGCTGTCATAGGCTTGGCTGGCGGGCTGGCGATAACGCTGGCTGCACCGCTTGAGCAGGCGATCATAGATGAACATGGTGCCGCTCTGCGGATTGATTTCGTCGAGCGCCGTGAGGCGGATCGCGGTGCCCGCGACGAGCAGATCGTCGAACTCGGCGGGCAACGGGGTTTCGTCGTTCAGGCCGAGAGGCGCAATGGGGAGCCAGTTACCGAGATCCGCGCGGTAAAAGAGGAGGACGGGCACTCCACCGCTGGCGAACGTCAGGCTGGCTCCCCCGTCAACTCGGCGACCGTTCCCCAGGACAGTAAGGGCAGCCGACGAGCCAACGTCCACGAACTCCATACGAGCGCCGTCGCTCGGATATTCCGGCAGGTAGATGTCCGTGGCGGTCGTTCCGCCCCACAGCACCCGCGAGTTGGCCGGCGGATAGTTCTCGCGCAACGGAACCGGATCGCCAGTTGCCACATAGGGCTGATCGAGCGAAGTGGTGTTCTGCGGAAACGGCAGGGCGAGGTTATTGGCCGAGATGGGCGCGGTGCGCAGCTTGGCCGGAACCTGCCAGTCAGAAAGCGTCTGCCCCACCTCGCCGCCAAACAGGGACGCGATGAAACCGTTGAGGCGGTCAAGCCCCTCGGTGTATTCTGCTTCGGTCAGGCCGTCCCCGAGCGCCTTGATAGCGGCCTCGCGGTAGGCTCGTTCGACTGCGCGCGAGGCCAGCATGGCTTAGAACTCCGTGGTGTCGATCTCGGCGACTTCCGGCTCGGAAGCCTTGGCCGCTTTGATGCGGATTTCGAGTTCGGCTTCATCCCAGCCCGCAAAGGGCTTCTTGCCGACGAGAGCGCGATATTCGTCGCGCAGTTCCTTGAGCTGGTCGGTCGGTTCATGGGCGGTCGCCCCACCCGGCTTGCCGTCGCCGTCATGGTCGAACGCCTTGGCTGCGGGGGCGGGTGCTTGGGCAAAGGGCGCGTCTTTCCAGCCCTTCGGCACTTCGGCTTCCGACTGGAAAATCTCGGCCTCGCCGTTCGGGCCATAACGCCAAGAGGGGAAGGTTGCTTCTTCGGTCATTGTCCTGTCCTTTCTGCGATCATCATACCATTGGCGACTGTGCGGGTAAACCGTTAGGCCGCTATTGACTGGCGAATTTCCTCGGCAACTTTTTGGTCCTGTTCGGCCATGAACGCGCGTATCTTGTAGATGGTCGAAGGTCTTGGTTGACGACCTTGGGCAAGGTCGAACACCAATCGCGGGTCTTTGGCAGCTAGGCGCCCAAAAGTTGCTCGACGGAGATGCGGGTGGCGGTTCAAGAACCCGCAAATCTCGAAATAAAGACCCATCAGAACATCCCCACAATATTGCTGGCGGTCGTGCCGTTGGAGCGTATCATCTTGATCCGTATCGCTAGGGTGCAGCCCGAAGGCAGGTTGCGGAAAAGGGTGTCAGTGTCGTCATCCACACCTCGCACAACCAGATCACCGCCAGTGCCAATGTAGATTGCCTTCGGGACGTGCGGCAGAAGCGTATTGTCGGAAGGGGTCAGGTTCTTGACGCGACGAGAGGCGCTGAAAACAATGTCTACATCCGAGAAAGGGTCAAACCGTTCCTGTGTCGTGATCGGGGTCTCCGACCAACCTTCTGGCACTTCGCCTTGTGAGTTGAAGATGCGTCCTTCCCCATTGGGGCCATACCGCCAAGATGGAAATACACTCATTATATCTCCTTTGGCCGCACTAGTGCTACGGCTTCGGGGTAAGACTGAATTGCAAGCCGCGCGCGGTGGTCGTGCCGGCGGTGCGGGTCATGGTGGTGCCGGCCAACGTTCCTGCGGCTGCTAGTGCATCGCGCTGGAAAGCACTGATCGAACGGTTCGTGGTCACCGCCGCGCGGCTCGTCCAGCCCGCGGGCATGGAGTATGTGTGCGAGGCGTTCAACGTGGACGCGATTTGCACAATCAGGCTGTTCGCGGCAGGAACCGTCAGGTTCGGCGGCACGGGGTCGGT